CAACTGGAAGCCACCACTGTATAAAGGTGAGGACCCAGCGCAGTTTATGGGACGCAAGATTATTCCTAGTATTATCCAAACATTTACCGACAACAACTACGACTACAACAAGGTGGACAAAGATGGTGGCTTCGATTATCTCATTGCTTTTAACGGTAATATCTTTCGTATTGCTTGTGATCTCTCTTTTTTCCAAGCAAATCACGGAGCGTATGGCATTGGTTCTGGTGGTCAGCTTGCTCTTGGCTACCTGTATTCAATTGTCAAACCTGATATGGAGTTAGCCTACGCTAAGCGACACGCCCGTAGAGCAGTAGAGATTGCGTCGGTACTTGACGCGAATACTGGTAAGCCTTTACAGTTGGTGGTACAGGAAAGACTCTAGGAGGAGTTATGGAAAAGAAGATAGGCAAGGTCTGGTTCTTTTATGGACGCAATAGTGGTATTGGTTTAGGGATTCACATTGATAAATATACTGCAACTGTTGACTTTCTATTCTGGTATGCAGGGTGGGAGTTTTAATGACAGATCCAAAAGAATTACTATTAACTGCACTACGTGCAGGGGACGCTAAGCGTTCACGATCTACACAAGTACAGATTGGTCCATCAGAGGTAGGTGGCTGTCGTCGTAAGGTGTGGTACCGACTTAACGATCAACCAGAAACTAATGACAACGAATTAAAGCTCGCTGCAATTATGGGTACTGCTATTCACGCAGAGATTGAAAGAGCATTAGCAGATAATCCAGATGTGCTGATTGAAACTGAAGTTGAATACAACGGAATGAAAGCACACATTGACTGTTTCGTACCAGGTACTGGTGATGTGATTGACTGGAAGACATCTAAGATTAAGAACCTTGGATACTTTCCATCAACACAACAGCGGTGGCAGGTACAGCTATACGGCTACCTCCTAGCTAAGAACGGCTATGCGGTCAACCGAGTGTCTCTGGTTGCTATTGCCAGGGACGGGGACGAAAGAGATGTCAAGGTTCACACCGAAGACTACAATGAGTCCATTGCACTAGAAGCACTCGGTTGGCTAGCGGCTGTTAAGGAAGCAAAGGAAGCGCCAGCACCAGAAAAAGATGCAAGCTACTGTCAGTTCTACTGCAAGTACTATGACTCATCAGGTGAGATGGGATGCGTTGGTCTAAAAAAAGAACGTACACCAGTCAGTGATGTAATCATTGATGATGCAAATGTTGACAAGAACGCACTGTTGTACCTACAGTTAGCAGTGCAGATTAAAGAGTTAGAAACACAGCAGGATTCTTTGAAGGCATCCTTTGAAGGATTACTGGGTACTACTAATTCTGGTATCGAAGTAAGTTGGACAACTGTTAAAGGTCGTGAGACAGTTGACAGTGGCGAGGTAGAAAAACTATTAGGGTTTGTCCCTAAGAAGGTAGGAGCTGAAAGCCAGCGACTATCAATAAAGCAAAGTGGAGGAAAGTAAATGGCAACAGAGGGAACAAAGTTCCAGATCAACTACAAGTTGAATGACGGAACACTTATCAATCTTTACGCAGCAACAGTTACAGAACTAGAGTCAGGTCTTGCAGACCTTGCTATGAACGCAATGAATATTCGTGCTACTGGACTAGAACTATCAGGTGGTCAAGCAGCACCAGCACCAACAGTTGCTGCAGTTGCACAGCAGTTCAATGCAACACCAGTTGCAGCAGCACCAGCACCAACAGCAGGTGGTGCCAATTCCTGTCGTCACGGTGTGATGGCATTTCGTGAAGGAACATCAAGCAAGGGACCTTGGAAGGGCTATATGTGTGCAGCACCAAAGGGTGCGCCAGATAAGTGCGACACCATCTGGGTCCGATAACTAATGCGGGAGCCAAGTCAATACGAAGCTCCTAGTTGTGCAACTATCGGTGGCGACTTCTGGTTTCCCGATAATGAATCTGGTATCCCTGGCGCATCTACTGTTGATGCCACCTTTGCAAAGAACATCTGCAAGAGGTGTCCTCATCGTAGAGAGTGCGCTGAATGGGGTATTAAAAAAGAGGCTCACGGCATCTGGGGTGGTCTGACGATTAGAGATCGTCAACGCATCAGACGTGAGCGAGGAATTAAAATCTATCAGGAGGACGACGTTGCTTAATCTTTCCCGCGCTTGGAGTGGAGTGCTTACCAAAGCCACACCACTACCTGATGTGTGGAAAGGATTAGCAGCCGAAGGTATTAAGTTTCGCAGAGGCCAGGTATGTATGGTAGCTGCTGCACCTAATGCTGGTAAGTCTATGTTCGCTCTGATCTATGCAATCAAGGCCAAGGTTCCTACACTTTTCTTCTCCGCAGATACTGATACTACTACTGTAATGATGAGGTCTGTATCGCATCTATCTGGTCACTCACAAGTGACAGTAGAGGCAAACCTTTCTAACGATAGCCAGTATTACAATGCACACTTAGATAAACTTTCACACGTCAAGTGGGTCTTTGATTCATCTCCAAGTATTGACGACTTAGAGTTAGAGATCAGAGCCTACGTTGAACTCTATGGACACCCACCTGAGTTAATAGTCATTGATAATTTAATGAATGTTACCGCTGAGACGGACAACGAGTGGGCAGGACTAAGAGCAATTATGATGGAGCTGCACGATATGGCACGTAAGACCGAAGCCTGTGTGATGGTGCTCCACCACGTATCAGAACAGTCAGAGTATGGATCGCCTAGCAATCCACCTCATCGCAGAGCAATTCACGGCAAAGTATCGCAGTTACCTGCACTGATACTTACATTGGGTTATGACCCAACGCAAGGAATACTCAAGGTTGCACCAGTTAAGAATCGCTTTGGCGCACATACTGCAGATGGCAGTAAGTATGCACAGCTACTGGTAAACTACGCAGCAGTACAGATATCAGACCAAAATGAGTTTGGCTGGATGCTAAGGAAAGATACAATCGCAGGATACCAAGGAGGATACAATGTATAAAGGTGAGCAGATGCACCACGTGCCAGAAAAAAACAAAAGAGAAAAGACAGAAGTTTCAGAACTAAAGAATAATTACCGAGATAATCTAAAGATTGATGCACTACGTGCAGATGTTGACTCTATTAAGGTAGACCTAACCAACTTCGTTGGTGCATTGCTACAGTCTGGCGTTGTTGAACTAGTCAAGGATGAAGAAGGCAATGTTGTCTACAAGATCAACAAGGTAGTACTGGTAGATGAGTCAGTACAACAAGACTAAGGGTTCTCAGTTCGAGACAGATGTAATGAAGTGGCTTCGTAAAAGCGGTGTCATTGCAGAGCGTCTGACTAAAGCTGGGGCAAAGGATGAGGGCGACATCGTTACTGTTATCGCAGGAGAAACCTATATCCTTGAACTCAAGAACAGGGCAACTCTTTCCTTGCCTGAGTTCTGGAAAGAAGCGCAAGTTGAGGCGCTTAACTATGCAAAGGCTAGAGGTCTTGGGGAAGTTCCTCTTTCGTATGTAATAGTTAAGCGTCGCAACGCATCAATAGATCAAGCCTGGGTCATTCAAGACCTAGCACAATGGTTAAAGGAGAAACAGTAATGCCAGTACCAGGTGGAGAAATAACAACATCAGAGATACTTGTACCAGAAGAGGTACCAGTTGAAGAAGTAATCGAAGAAGTAGAAGATGATTTGCCAGAACTGTCATAAGGCAGGAGAAGAGAACACTCTTACTCACTACAAGCGTTCAGCTCAATGGCACGATAAGTGTGATGACAAGGGGTGTGTATGCCAGCACAAGACTGGTCCAGGGTACGTAAAGCGGGACGGTTCAAAGGTGCCGTTGATGCAAACACAATCCCCATAGGTCCGATTGTCCAGCACTTCGGAGGGGAAGTAAGAGAAGGCAAGAGCGCATCAGTTAGATGCTGCTTGCATAGCGACAGTCGCAGGTCTGCTGTTATGAATACTTATGACAACCTGTACTTCTGCCATACCTGCGGTAAGGGTGGCAATGCAGCTAACTTGGTGTGCATACTAGAGAACTTGGAGTTTAACGATGGCCTCAAACGCGCAGTCGAAATTGCTACTGGAAGCGGCGCAACAATACGCTCAGGCAATAAGTCAAGAAGCACTGGCCGTGCTAAGCGCACGTGGGATCTCTGAGGAAACTGCAGGACTGTTCCAGTTAGGAACTATTACTAACCCTATCAATGGCCACGAGATGTATGAAGGGTGGCTATCTATCCCCTACATCACTGCCTCTGGTGGTTGTGTTGGCTTTAAGTTTAGACGATTAGATGATGGCAAGCCTAAGTATGGATCTCCTACTGGGCAGAAGGCACACCTGTATAACGTATGTGATATAACACTTGACTCACCACACATCGTTGTATGTGAAGGTGAACTAGATGCCATTGTTACTAGCGGTGAACTTGGTATCCCAGCAGTGGGTGTACCTGGTGTT